GAGGGCTGGCACTCTAAGTTCTACCCCCACCCCACTGCGCTTAGAGTGTCCAGTTATGAATTATGGTATAATCTAATATTATGTGCTCTCCTTCAATTGAAAAACTTGGTGCTTCACCAGCCAACATCCAATGGACAGTGGTCCGTGGAGACACAGCAACGCTTAAAATAGAGTTTCTTGAGGATGATGAAGTAACTAAATATGATACTGGTGGTTGGACATTCTTGGCAACAGCCTATGATCCAGCATCGGATACTCTAGATACATTAACGGTAGAGTCTTATGAAGACGGTGTTGTTTATATTATTGCAAAGCCAAATACAACAAAGAACTGGGGTATAACAAAATATAAGCCAGTTGTTGCAGAGTTAAGATTTGACCTTCAAGCCACAATCCCTGGAGATGGAGTTTCAGGTGGTGGTGGAGATGAAATTACTAAATGGACTCCCGTTGTTGGAACAATATGCGTTCTTGGAGATGTAAGTGGAACCCTATGATAGTTAAAGTAACATCAAATCCAATCAACATTCCAACTGCAGTTAAAGTTGGAACAAAGACATATAAAGTAAAGTAAAATTGTTTCATGGCAACTAGCATGGAACCACCTCAGCCTCTAAAGAAAAAAAACTATTTAGATGCAGTAAAATCTTCAACTCCACAAGAACTAGATAAGCAGTATATTGCTGTTCCTGGACTTCAAGGTGAAACTGGATTAACAGGTCCAAAAGGAGATAAGGGTGACAAGGGTGATACAGGGCCTCAAGGACCACAGGGAGAGCGTGGTAGGACTGGAGCACAGGGAGAGCGTGGAGAGCCTGGAAAAGGCGGAGAAGGCTATGATTCAGTTTCAGGACAGTATCCAGGTTGGGTATATTATAAAAACGGATCAGATAAACTTACCATATTAGGTCCACAGAGAGGAGATGACGGCTGGGTATCTCTTAATTTTTATCCAAACCTTGAATCTTCAAACCAAGACTACATTATGAAAAATAGTAATGAACTTTGGTTATCAGACATGAACATGTTTAATTTTAAAGGTTTAAAACTAGGGGCTAAAGTTGACATAAGATATGACTTTGCAATAACCACTGAATCAAACTATACAGAGTTATGGATTAGAACATTTAATGAAAAATATTTAAACTCTCCTACCTCATATGTGGCAAACCTTAAATACCAGTATTCTTACGACATGTCATTTTTTCAAACGGTATATATAGATGATCAAAGAATCAAAGGATATGGAGCAAGACCACAGGCAAGAACAGATTCAGAAAGCAATATGTGGTTAAAAGGCATATATATATCTGTTTGTTAATGGTATAATAAAGCAGGAGGAATAATGGCATTTCCAGGTACTTATAATTTTAGTTATTATCGTGGGGACACGTATCAATTTATTGTCCGTCCAAAAAATGCAAATGGAGGAATCTTTGCATTAGATGCTTATGATGGCAACGCAGTATTTACAATAGCCAATAGACGTGGTAGCACTGGTACACAGGTTGTAGGAACAGCAACAGTAGATATAACAAACCACATAATCACATGCACAATTACACCAGATCAAGGACGAGAACTTACTGCTGGAACAACCTATGTATATGATGTTCAAATTCAAAATGGAGCAAACATTGTTTACACACTGCTTACGGGATCAATTGCAGTAACAGACGACATTACTGGTGCGGTTTAATGCCAGACGTAGTATTATCAAATGATGATTTAACAGTTCTTGCAGGGCCGTCAACAGTTGAACTTCTTGTTGATATAGGTCCATCTGGAACAAGAGGTAGTAAATTTTTTGTAGGTGTTGGAAACCCAAACTCAGTGACTATATCAACTAAAATATTAAATGACCTATATATTAACTCCGCTCCTGGATCAGATTATGGATATTTATATCAGTATGTTGCAGAACCTGGTGGAAATACTTGGGTTGAGGTTTTAAAGTTAAATCCAACAATTTATTCTAAACTACATACTGTAACATTTGCATCTGGCACAAGTGCTTATGCTGGAAATGGATCTGTAGTTATTCCAATAACAGATATATCTACTGCACCTGGACTTACCGCTGAAAACTTTAATGTACAGTACTCAATTCAAAATACAAACCCATTAGCCTCTTCCGTTTCATCTGTTCAAATATCTGGAACAGATTTAGTTATAAATCTTGAGGCTTCTGAGTATGACGGAACCTGGGGTTCATTTGACGCAGAGGTTTCAGTTCACATTTTTGTATCGGTTATGATATAATGAACGAGGTGAAATGACATGGCAGCAGAATCAATAGGAGCGATATACTCCACAAAAATTCCAGGGTATGCAGACAATGCCGATATTCAGGCTGCGTTTAAGTTATACCATTATGGTTCAACAGATTATAATACTGCAAATGCTAATACCGCAAACTTAGTAAATCCATCTATTGCCTATACATTAAACAATATTCAAGAGCAGGTTACTAATCTTGACCCAGCAGGATCTGTTTCAAAAGGAACAATAGATGCAAAGGGAGACCTACTTGTAGGATCTGCAAACGATACAGTAGATAATCTCGCTGTTGGAAGCAATAACTATGTTTTAGTTGCAGACTCAGCACAAACCCTTGGAATTAAATGGGCTGCTCTTCCAGCAGCCACAACGAGTGTTGCAGGTATTGTTCAATTAAATGATGGATATGCCAGCACATCTACAACTTTAGCACCAACGGCTAATGCTTTAAAGTCAGTATATGAACTTTCAGAAAGAAAAGCATTAACAATAAACCCACAATCTGGAACAACTTACACACTAGTAGCAACAGATGCAGATAGTAAGATGGTTCAGTTTACCAGTTCTTCATCAGTTACAGTAACAGTGCCACCATCAACTTTTACAGCAGGTCAGCAAATAAACTTAACAAGATATGGTACTGGAAGCGTAACCGTTCAAGGTGGTTCTGGGGTTACTGTAAATGCAACACCAAGTTTAGTTTTAAGAGCAAGATACTCAGCAGCAACAATAGTTTGCATAGATGCAACAACTTTTGTTCTCTATGGAGATTTGCTGACGGACTAAAATGAATGATATAATATCAATGTCAAAGAGGAGTAATTCATGCCAATTATAGGAGTCACAGGTTCACAGAATACTAAGGGATTCTTGCAGCCGAACCCACCAACTATTGTTTCAGCAACAGATGTCGGAACATCACGTGCATATAATAATGGAGCAGCAACTGTAGCATTTACTCCAGCAGCAACTGGAGCACCAGCAACATCATATACAGTTACATCTTCACCAGGAGGCTTTACAGGAACTGGATCCTCTTCACCAATAACAGTCGCTGGACTTCAATCAAATACAGCCTATACATTTACAGTAACAGGAACTAATGCTGCTGGAACAGGACAGGCATCAAGTGCATCCTCATCAGTAACAGCCACAACCGTTCCACAGGCTCCAACTATTGGAGCAGTAACTGCAACTGCAGTAGGAATAGTAACTGTTGCATATACGGCAGGAGCAACTGGAGGAAAAGCAGTTTCGGCTTATACTGCAACATCATCTCCTTCCAGCATTACTGGTACTGGTTCAAGTCCAATTTCTGTATCAGGTCTTGCACAAAAAACAGCCTATACTTTTACAGTAAAGGCTACTAACGCAAATGGTGTATCTGATAACTCTTCTGCATCTTCATCAGTAACAACATTTTTAGCAACATTAGTAGATACATTTGATAGGGCTAATGGCGTACTTGGTACATCTTCTGATGGTCTTTCTGCTTGGACAGTTAATAGAGGAGCATTCACAGTAGACTCAAATATGGCTTATTCAAACGATACTGCAGATTCTATGGCAACTGTTACACTTTCTACTTCAGCAATTAGTAATGCTCAGGTAGATATGTATTCAGAACAAGCAGGTGTTGGTTTAGCAATTTGGGTAACAGACTCATCATCTTATTGGGGTATATATCCAAACTATACAACTACAACAACAGCATCAACAACTACAACTTGTAATGGACCAGGATTTTCAGGAACATCTGCAAATTCATGTGCAACAGGACAAAATATTTCTGGAAATCATGGACCATACACTGTACATAGTGCTTGTCATGATGACTCTGTTTATTTCTATACAAGTGGTGCTAAAACTAGTTGCACCGTCCCAACACCACAAAGAAATAGTGCTGCTTCATACTGTGCTTCTAGACAAGGATATTACACAGGTTGTAATTTTGCTGGTGGAGGCCATAACTATTCAACTAATACAAATGTTTCAAATGTTACAAATACAAATTATGCAACAAACTACACATCTCAACTAAGAATTAAAAATCCAAGCGCTGTTGTTGTTAACAACCAGTTTGCATCAAGCATTAACCCAGTTAGATCAATCGCAGTAAGTACTTCAGGTAATGTTATTTCTTATACTGGATATAGTGCAGTAAACAAGGGCGGATCAGCCATAGTAACTGGTACTTATGATGCAGGAGCAGGAACAAAGGGAAGCAAAGTTGGAGTATTTAAGACTTCTGCTGATTATCTTCAAGGTTCTTATGTTAACAACATAAATGTAACAGTGGTATAATTATTTAGGGGTAAAAAAATGGAAAATAATAAACCTGCAAGACCATGGGATCTTTTCAATAAAAATATTGGAAGGGTTGAAAAAGAAATACAAGAAAAAAGATTTTCTATATGTCAGGAATGTCCAAGATTTATTAAATTAACAGGACAATGTAGAGAATGTGGATGTGTAATGAAATTAAAAACATCATTACCAAATTCAAGTTGCCCAATTGGAAAATGGGAAACAGAACGAGTGTCTTATACTAAGGAGATAGAATAAATGACAGAACAAACTATAGCAGATATAGTACCAGCAAGAATAGCCTTCATACTTGATGGAGTGGTTGCAGATGTACTAAATACAGATGATAGACTTGCTGCAATTTTCTTAAGTCAGCCTAAAGTGGTTGATGTATCAAATGAGACAGAGTTTATAACATCTGGTTATACATATAACGAAGAATTAAATACTTTTACAAATGCAATTGTTGTAGAAGAAACCCCTGGTCCTGCTGAAGGCCACGCTGGCCCAGGTATTCCATCTGATGAAGACTAATATTTTTTAAAAATACGTATAACCACTGGGGGGAAAAATTACAAACGTTATACAGTTTATAAATAGTCTTGTATTAGAAAGCCCTGCCCCAGAGGCTTCTATTAATTTTATGCCTGAATGGTATAAAGATTCTCCTATTTTTATAAAAAATAAAAAAGATATATATGACAGTAATGAATTTACTGAAAATAAAAATGGGCTTTCATCAAGACAAACCAACCATACTATTAAAAAATGTATGCCAGTTTTTGATACTTTAAGTTCTGGATATATATTAAAAATACCAAGTGATATTACTGTATATCAATCAAAATCAAGTTCAGGTGATAAAGAGTACAAAACGCATTTTGCGTGGACACATGAAGGCGCAGTTGATTCACATGATATAGAACAGGTTGAGGGATACCCTCATCTAGGAGTTCACACAACGGGCTTACCAAAATTTATTAATCCTTGGATAGTTAAAACACCTCCAGGATATTCTTGTTTATTTACAACTCCGATGCACAGGGGTCTACCTTTTACGTTAATGCCTGGAATAGTAGATACAGATACTTTTGACCATCCAGTAAATTTCCCTTTTCAAATGAATGAAAAAGGATTTGAGGGAGTTCTTAAGGCTGGGACACCCATGGTTCAGGTCATACCATTTAAAAGAGATGAATTTATTTCAGAAGTTTATCTTTATGATCATGAGTATAAAGAAAAATATCCAAACTCAAAAATTAATACTGAAAATTTTTTAGACTCTTATAAAAAGAAGTTTTGGCATAAAAAAATATTTAGATAAAATTATTGTAAAAAAATACCCCCAAGGACAAGATCCAAGGGGGTAAATCTTTATATAAAACTATTTAGGAAATTTGTTCATCCACATTCTAGTTTTAGGTGTTATGCCCTTCCAAGAAGACCAATCTTCTCCACCCCTAGACATGTAGTATGCAATCTCAGCATTTTTGACAGGATTGAATAACTCAGCGTTAGAGTCAAGATCAAACTTATCTCGTCTATCTGGACCCAGTGTATCAATCATATTAATTTGAAACATCCCGTAGGATGAGTCCCCAGTCTTATGGTTTCCGTTAAATGCTAAAGGACGACCATTAGATTCTTTCTTGGCTATAGCCCAAGCCACCACTAAATCATTACCACTAAACCCAACAAGGTGAAGAAGTTTTTTTAATTCAACATCTGTAAGATGTGTCTTGTTTTCATAACGTTCTAACATTTTTGCTTTAGAAACAACAAAAGCCACCTTGTGGGTGGCAGCAGGGTTTTCAGCCTGTTT